TGAGCAGGCAAAACCTGCACGTATACAAATATGTTAGCGTATATTTGTATGCCGCCGTCGTATAAAGACGCAGCTCGAGGTACCGGACGACCGCCTCTGTAATGCTGTAACGCTAAGTGACAATGTTCAACTCGGATAATGTCTTTTTTTGCCCGGCAACGGGCAAAGAGTGACTGAACAATCTGGATAATATCTAAGTGCTTCGCATTAAAAAAATAAAACAAATAAGTTCGAGCGATAGCGAAGAACAGATGAACGTAGTTCATCTTTAATAAATAGATAATCATTCTGAGTATTCTATGAAAATTGTAGACATTATTATAACTGAAGCTGACGATAAACCTGTTGTTAAAACTCCTAAGACTACTGGACAAGCAGTTGCGCAGGTTGGAAAAATTGCAGGTAAAAAGAGTGTTCGCAAGTTACTGAGATATTTAAAATCTCGTTCTAATGAGCCTGCATGGCGTGCATTAGGAGAGAAAAGTGCTGTTAAAAGAGTAGGAGTAATACTTAAAGTATTAAAAATATTTGGCTACAGTGAAATGGTCATTGAATATTGGACTCAAATGTCTGGTCTTGATGAATATTACGAACAAAATAATTTAGCAAAAGATCAGGATTATTATGATATACAAGGAAATTTAATCAGTGTGTTAGCTGTTCAGATTACAGCTAGCGGATTAATTGCTTCGATAGTAAGAAGTGTTGTAGGTTTAAAATGGCTATTCCGTGCATTAGGATTAGGTGCTACTATAGGTACTGGTGGATTTGCCGGTGGCGCAGCTATAGCTGGAGTTCTTGCCAGTGAAGTTGTATTAATCGCAGTACAACGTTATTTGAATCGTCCAGATGTAAGAGAAACTATAGGAAGTGTATTAGCTTATAAAGTTGCAGGAATAAGTTTAGATACTCCTGGAAGTGCCGCGGCCAAATATTGGAACAAACTAAAGGATGGTATCTCCGCTACTATAGATGAAGCAATGGGTAAGAAGAAAACTGAACCTAATAAACCTGCTACACCTCAATCAGGACAAAATGCTCGCCCTGATCCAAGTAAACCTGCTGTTCCAGGAAAGCCAGCGACATCACAAAGCGGGTCAGATGCTGGAACAGGAAGATATAGTCAATATACGACAGATCCTGAACTAAAAGCAGCTTTACAAGCTCAAGGACTTTAATTAAATTAAAGGCATGCCAGATTTTTTACTGGCTTCGATGTTCTCTGAAATAATTTTACTTAGAATTGATCTATCTTCGATACTATACAGATAAAACAAGTCATTACTGGATACTCCGCCTCGCATATACCAACTAATTCTAAATATTTCTTCTTTAATATCTTTGATAGCTAAATCGAAGAATTGTATTTTTGTTTCGATCTCAGAGTTAGATAGTGTTACGAGGCTTGAACGAAAAAACTTGATTGATCCAAATTAATAGAAACATTGTCTACGTGCTCGCAACTAGTGCATTTAGCATGAAACTTTGGAATATTCCAAACGTTCTGATCGTCATCTAAAAATTTAGAGATTGTATCAAATACAGAGCTGTCAGTATTTTGAATCCATTCAGAAATAAAATTAGTATCTTCTACAACGTTTTCAATAGTTTGAACGCTTTCGATTCTTTTTATCACTACATTGGCTTTTAGATCGGCTAATTTTGAATAAGCTTCTTCTAAAACTTTTTGTTGTGCATCAACATCAGTTAATTCTGCTGCTTGAAATACTTGCCTTCTTAAAGAAAAGCTTATTAGACTTTCTTCAGTAAGTTCTTTATAGCTTAAAGGTTTAAACACGATTGAAATAGGATCTAATTTTAGGTTATAACTAAGTTTACAATTACTAAAATAATCTGTAATTGCTTTTAAATCTACGTCGTAGGTGTTTTCAGTACCGCATTGAGAACAGTTATTGTCTAAAGTTAGCATGTCACCATAAGTGGCTATGCGTATTCCAATCAAAATTGAATCTAAGTCTATGCTAGGAATACTCCAAGCATTTTTAATATACGGACAGCAGCTTTCAATTATTTTTACAGTAGCTTCTCCGTTTAGTAATGCATCAGGAGTTTTCATTAGTATTTCATCCATACCTGTCATAGCTAGAATTGGAAAATTATTAGGATCTCCTACTAATGCTCCTTCTGTATAAAACATTCCTTTACTCGGTAAAGATATGTAAAGTTTGGGTTGTCTAAAATATTTTTGTAATGGATTAGTCATTTTTACCTTAGATAAATATTGATATAGTATTTATCTGCGTACTTTTCAGGAAAAAATAATGTCCTTAACCAAAGATGATTTAAAAGAAGCATTTGCCGATGCGTTGAAGCAACATTCTCGAAGCTCGAGTGGCTTCGGAGGCCCTACTCAAAGTAGCTCCGGCGGAAAAGATCCTATATTTGATCAAGTTATGTCGGGTCTTACAGATCAATTTAAAGGCTTGGCTAAGTTTGGAATCGGAGCGACCGCAGATAGTTTTGCTCAATTAAGTAAAGGCGGCATGCGTGTCAGTGATGCGCTAAACATTTTAGGCGATAATGCAAGAGGTTCCGGAGTACTATTCGGAGAAACTTTAGGAAAATTTTCAGGATTATTGGCTAAAGGCGCTGGATTTTATGAAGACAATTTGGATGCCTTTAGACAGTTAAGCAAATCTGGTGCTAGTTTTGGAAATAGTTTAGTAGCTGTAGGTGAAGCAGCAGCAGGAACTAGATTAGGTATTAGAGAATTTACAAATTTAATTGACACTAATAATAAAGCATTTGCTACATTACCTGGAGGAGTAGCAGCTGGTTCTAAGTTGTTTTCCCAAGCAAGTCAGGAATTATTTGATAAATCTGGACTAATTGATGAAATGACCGGCTTAGGTTACACCACTGAAGATCTAAACAGTTTATTATCGACAACTATAGTGCAACAAAGACGAATGGGGTTAAATGATGCAGACGCTAGACAGGTAGCAATTGAACAAGTTAAATCCCTTGGAAAAGAAATGGATTTAATGGCTAAACTAACAGGCACTAGTCGCAAAGAACAGGAAGATATACTTAGAAAACAACAAGAGGATGGACAAGTTCAAGCAGCCTTAGCAGACGAAATGGCTCGCGGTGGTAAAAATGTTCAAGAAGGTTTTAATGCAATGACTCTTGCAGCACAGCAAGCTGGTCCTGATTTTCAAAAACTATCTGAGCAAATTTTTGCCATGGGTCGTCCAACAGAGGATATGATCGGCAAGTTTAATGCTATTGGTCCAGCTGCACAAAAAGCACTATACGAATCAGCTGAAGCTGCTAAACGTGGAGACGACGTTAGAGCAAGAGAACTTGCAGAAAGAGCTGCTGCACTTGCTACCATGCAACAACAATCGAATACTAATAGGCAATTGGCAAGACAAGGTGAAAAAGATTTTATGGATATGCAAGTTCAATCTAGAGGATTTTCTACACAACTAATGGATATTGCGGCAGCAAATAAGCTTAATTTACAAACGGAAGAAGGTATAACTAAAGCATTAGAAATAAGAAGAAAACAAGTAGAAAAAGAACAAGCAGCAAGCGATGGAGCGACTAAAGCATTAATAGGAATTGAAAATGCAACCAAAGATGCAAGCTCAGGAATTAGACAAGGAATTGTAAATCAAGTAAATTCAAGTAGCCCAATGGGAATGGCATTAAAAGAATTTTATTCTAACTTAGATGCTGCAAAAGGAAAAGACAATAAAATTAGAGAAGAATCTGCTGCTGCTACTGATAAAGCATTTAGTAAATTAATAGGCACGATAGCCGACACAGCACCTAGTTTAAAAAATAAAATGAAAGCAGTAGAAGAAGGATTAGCATTAAGTAAAGAGCAAGGTACTGGATTAACTGGCAAAAGTCCTGAATTAATTGGATTCATTACTATGTTAGATAAAAATTCTAAACTTAATGAAATGATTTTAAATGAAGCTAAAGAAAGAAAGATAAGCCAAGAACAAGTAATTAAAGAAATGGTAGCAAAAGGACCGCAGGCATTGGATAAAATTGTAACAGAATCTTTAAAAGCTAAAGAAGCTGATGTACAAAAAGAGCGAGAACGTATGCAGCAACCAGAATGGAAACGCCGACTAGATGAGAAAAAAGAAAAAAGAGAAAGCCAGCAAGATGGCGGCATATTGAACGATATTCAAAGCATAACAGGTGTTCGAACTATGGGTGTCGATCAGCTGAATATTCTTAAAGGTGTTTCGGGATTCGGCACAAGAGAAGGCGGTACAGTTGAAAAAACTGGAAAATTAACTGAGCCATCAGATTTGTTAGCATTCATTCACCAAGGTGAACGTGTATTGAATCCAAAAGAAACAGAAGCTTTTAATAATTTAGGTAATAAATTGTCGAACATAGCGTTACCAATTAGTGATAAATTTTCTTCTTCTATGTCCAGTATGATGCCAAAAATGCAGCAATCACTAGCAGCTCAAAATACTGCTAGCATTCAATCTACTGCCGATCAAATGTTTGCAGGCGGATCTAATTTATCTCTAAACGATGTAGTTGATAGGCTAGAACGCTTAAATAGTACAATGACTGCAATGATTGACGTACAAGTTGATATTGGTAATAAACAAATTACTGCTACCAAATCAAGCGGAAGCAGTAATGTATACGAGAGAGCATAATGAGTTGGAAAAAATATTTTACACCGGTTAGCGTTAGCAATCAACCAGCTGCATACAGCCCTATTAGCGGTGCCGCCGGAAGAGCAGGGCCTGCCCGTACCAATTACAGCTCATTCCTTCCAGATGTTTACACCGGCGCACCCAATAGAGTCGAACGCTATCTTCAATATGATACCATGGATATGGACAGCGAAGTCAATGCAGCATTAGACATACTAGCAGAATTTTGTAGTCAAACAAATAAACAAAATAATACACCCTTTCATTTATTCTTTAGAACTAAAGCTACTAATTCGGAAATTAGTATTTTAAGAGAATACTTGCAACAGTGGTGTAAATTACAAAATTTTGAAACAAGAATTTTTAGAATAGTAAGAAATGTATTCAAATACGGTGACAGTATTTTTGTCAGAGATCCTGAAACTAAGAAATGGTTTCATATAGATCCGGGCAAGCTAACAAAAATAATTGTTAATGAAAGTGAAGGTAAAAAGCCTGAACAATATGTAATTAGAGATTTAAATCCTAATTTTAGAGATCTAACTGTTACTACAATTAATCCGAACACAGTTAATACAAATAATAGAGGAACAGCATATATTGCTGGCGGAGCAGCCGCTCGAGGACAAGCTAGTGCCTATCCAATTAGCCCTGGAACAAGATTTCAAAATAATGAAAACGAACTTGCAGTTGATGCAAAACATGTTGTACATCTAAGTCTTAGTGAAGGATTAGACAATAATTATCCGTTTGGCAATAGTTTATTAGAATCAGTTTTCAAAGTATATAAACAAAAAGAATTATTAGAAGATGCTATTATTATCTATCGTATCCAACGTGCTCCTGAGCGTAGAATATTTTACATTGATGTAGGTAATATGCCCAGTCACTTGGCCATGAGCTTTGTGGAGAGGGTTAAAAATGAAATTCATCAGCGAAGAATTCCTTCTGCTACTGGTGGCGGTAATAATGTTATTGATTCTGCTTATAATCCTCTTTCAATAAATGAAGATTACTTTTTCCCGCAAACAGCAGAAGGCAGAGGCAGCAAAGTTGAAACACTACCTGGTGGTACAAACTTAGGCGAAATTGACGATTTAAAATACTTTACTAACAAGTTATTTCGAGGATTAAGAATTCCAAGTAGTTATTTGCCTACAGGAGCAGATGACAGTCAAAGTCAATATAACGATGGTAGAGTCGGAACAGCATATATTCAAGAATTAAGATTTAACAATTATTGTATGAGACTGCAAAGTCTGATGCAGGATATGTTTGACAAAGAATTTAAACTTTATTTAGAAGATAAAGGAGTCAACATTGATAGCAGTTTATTTGAAGTTAAGTTTGAACCTCCGCAAAATTTTGCTGCTACAAGACAAAGTGAGTTAGATACTGCTAGAGCTCCTACATATCAAACATTAAGCCAGATTCCTACAATTAGTAAACGTTTTGCTATGAAACGATTCTTAGGATTAACCGACGAAGAGATAGCAGAAAACGAACGTCTATGGAGAGAGGAAAACGGTAAAGCAGAAACACAAGCATCTGATAGTGGTGCAGAGTTAAGAGGCGCAGGAATAAGTCAAGCAGGAATGTCTAGCGATCTTAGTGCTGCTGCTGATGAAACAATGGCACCAGAAGCTGGAGCTGTGCCTGGAGCAGAAGGTATGGCACCAGGAGCTGCTGCAAGTCCAGTCGGCGGCGCACCGGCTGCTGCACCTCCAGCTGCATAAATATTAATATGATTTTACGTGAACTATTTTATCTAGACAATGACGCCAAGGCTGTAGCCATGGGGTTAACTTACAATCCTAAAAAAGATTCCTCTCAATTAGAAAGAGAAGACACACGTAAAACTAGATTATCTTTACAGCAAATAAATGAACTTCGTAAAGCCAGTGAAGCTCATATACTTGAACAAGAAAGAGAACTAGAATTAATTAAATCAATGTATTTCACTCCGCCAGCACCAGCAGCATAATTAATCATAAAAGGATTATGATGAGATGTTTTGTTCTGGGCAATGGGCGTAGTCGACTCAATTTAAAATTACATCAACTTAAAAGATACGGGAAAATATATGGCTGTAATGCCTTATATAGAGAATTTGAACCTGATTATCTTGTAGCAGTTGATCCTAAAATGGTAGTAGAAATAGAAAAATCAGGGTATCAGCTTACGCATGAAGTGTGGACTAATCCTAATGCAAAGTACAGAAATTTCAGCGGATTTAAGTATTTTAATCCCAGTCTAGGGTGGAGTTCAGGACCCACTGCATTAGATTTAGCAGTTAAAAATGGTGGCACTGAAATTTACATTTGTGGATTTGATTTCGTAGGAGTTAATGGTCTGTTAAACAATGTTTATGCCGACACTACAAATTATAGAAAAAGCTCAGATACTGCTACTTACTACGGAAATTGGCAACGACAAACAGAACAAATCATAAAACAAAATTGGAGAGTAAAATTTTATCGAGTTATAAACGATGATTTTTTTAATCCTGAATGGACATATCCAAATTTTAAACATATGAAATACGAAGAATTCCATAGACAAATGCCTACATGGAATCAAATCATGTAAAAATAAGCTATTATTGCGTGTTTTTATTGATATTTTGTAAATATAATTTGACAGCCTTACATCTTTATAGGAGAAAACTATGACTGATCGATCAAAATTCGAGCAGATGCTCGAACATCTAATTAATGAAGACCAAGAAGCCGCGAAAGAAATTTTCCACCAAATTGTGGTAGAAAAATCGCGCGAGATTTATGAAACAATTCTATCAGAAGAATTTGATGAATTGGAAGAAGAAGATAAAGAAGACGACGAAGAAAAAGACGTCGAAGAGGCTACAGATCCTGAAGAAGACGAAGAAATGGAAGAAGACTTTGCGTTCGGCGAAGGCGACGACGAAGATTCAATGGATCAAAGCGATGATTTATTAAAAGATATCGAAGCATCCGATGATGAAGAAGACATGGATGACATGGGCGACGACATGGGCGGCGATGAAGATTTAGAAGACCGTGTTATGGACCTAGAAGCTGCTATGGACGAGCTACAAGCTAAATTCGAAGCAGAATTAGGCGGTATGGGTGATGACGACATGGGCGACGACATGGGCGACGACATGGGCGACGACATGGGCGATGACGACATGGGCGGTGATGACATGAAAATGACCATGGCAGACGACGTAAGTTTTATGCGTGAGTACATTGAAAAAGTTGGTAATCCAAAAATGGGCGACAACGGTTCTAACACCAAGTCAACTGTTGCTGGAAAGAACGACATGGGTGGTACAACCGCTAATATTTTAAACGGTGGCGAAAGCACATCAGGCGGTACAAAAGGAGGATTAGCAAATCCTTCAACTAAAGAAGATAACGCAGGTAATGTAAATGTTCCTGGCGGAAAAGCTGGTGTTAAGCATCTTAAGAAAGTAAGCACACCAGCAGGCGGTGATGACGGCGATAAGAGTGCAGGTAGCCCTCTAAACGGCGTTAAGAGTCGCGCAAAATAAGGTTTATAGATGAAACCACTTCGAGAAAATCTGAGTTTCGACCAAGCAAAAATGGTCGTTGAATCCGAAGAAAGTGCCAATGGCAAATCCCTTTATCTAAAAGGGATTTGCATTCAAGGCGACAAGAGGAATCAAAATCAAAGAGTTTATCCTGCAAATGAGATTTCAAGGGCTGTCAAAACCTTGAACGATCAGATTGCTGGCGGCTACTCAGTATTAGGAGAAGTAGATCATCCAGACGACCTCAGAATCAACCTTGATCGTGTGTGCCATATGGTTACAGAAATGTGGATGGATGGCGCAGACGGTTATGGAAAACTTAAAATACTCCCGACTCCAATGGGCCAGTTAGTTAAAACTATGTTGGAAGCCGGCGTAAAGTTGGGAGTATCAAGTCGCGGATCTGGCGATGTTAACAATGACGGATTCGTAAAAGATTTTGAAATCATCACAGTCGATGTGGTGGCTCAACCCAGTGCTCCTGGAGCATATCCTACACCAATCTATGAACACTTGATGAATCATCAAGGGGGTTATAGAAGCTTACGCATAGCGAAAGAAGTTCAGGATGATCCAAAGGCGCAGAAGTATCTTAAAGAAAGCTTATTGAAAATAATAAGCGGACTCCAATAAAAAAGGAGAATCACATGTTGGAAGCACTTAAAACACTATTTGAAAACAATGTGATTTCTGAAGAGATCAAAGCTGATATTGAAAAGTCTTGGGAATCGAAGATCAATGAGAATCGTACTCAAGTCACACAACAATTACGCGAAGAATTTGCACAACGTTATGAACACGACAAGCAGATTATGGTCGAAGCAATTGACCGTATGCTTGGTGACAGACTAGCAGAAGAAATCGCTGAATTTGTAGAAGATCGCAAACACTTAGCAGAACAAAAAGCCAAGTATGCAATTGCAATGAAACAAAATGCTAGAACAGTTAACGAATTCGTTTCACGTCAACTAGCAAAAGAAGTTCTAGAATTGCATGAAGATCAAGTACAAATGGCTCAAAAGTTTAAAACACTTGAGCAGTTCGTTGTTGAAGCATTGGCTCAGGAAATTACAGAGTTTCAAGTTGATAAAAAAGATATCGCAGAAACAAAAGTACGTTTAGTAAGAGAAGGTAAAGAAGCATTTGCTACACTTAAAACTCAATTTATCAAACGTGCAGCTCAGTTAGTTGAAGACACAGTTAGCCAAGGACTTAAAAAAGAAATTGGACAACTTAAAGAA